ATTAATGTCTATTCTCCATTTCTGTGCCTCCCGGGGCACAGAAATGGAATCATAGCATATACGCTATACTACAGGGTTTTCACCCTGGAGAATAGACGTTAATTTTATATATAATACAGTGAGAATACGCAAATAAAAAACCAGATAGGAGGGCCAATGGGAACCTAGGTTCCCATTACCATTATTTATTTTTCTTCACGTTAATCGAAGGTCCCGCGTTTCGTTTGCGGTGTTTCGACGGGTCATATTCATCGTCGTCGTCATCGGCTAAATTCTTAGACGCCGCCCAGAATTCCTCGGAACCAATTCGGAAATCGGGATGTTGTTCGGCGCGATACCAAAAGATCTGGTCGTTCAGTTTGTTCGATTTCGCATTATTATTAATAACCAAACATTCGTAATTTTCCGTGGTTTGGTCCATCACGCTACAGAACGACTCCAAAGTAGGAAACATACTGGCATAGTTCCGCCAAATACGTTCGCGGTTGGTCATATAGGGTTCTCGCAAAATAAAAACATAATCAATATTGGTTCTCAAATTGGGAGGAATACCCAATGGATACTGCATGGTAATAATCAACATGATTTTCCAATGTCTCCCATTCATAAATAATAAACGCATCATTTTATCGCGCGTCCACGACTGGTCATACAAGCAATCATCCAATATAACAAACGCACGCGGGTCGATTACACTCCTACGGTACATTTCGATTTCTTTGGTCATTTGTTTGAGAACCACCTTTTGACGTCGCAAAATGTTTTCAATCAATACTGTATTGTATTCATCGTGTATAAACAATTTGGGAACGTGTTGTGCGTAAAACCCGTTCCCCGCTTCCGTTCCGGATATAACGGTTCCTAAAGGAATGTCCTGATGGTAATACAATAAATCGCGCACCAAATACGATTTACCTGTATCACGTCTCCCAATCAACACAATAACGGGGCCTTTGTTTTCGTCGGGTTTAAATGTAATAGAACGCATATCAAACTTTTTCAGTTCTAAACTATTTGACATTTCAAATACGGCAAACAACCAGATACAGTATATGATATATAATATTTCAGTGTCATAACACAAACGAATACGACGGTCAGGGAGATTTTCCAACCATCGTCAAAAAACAAATATGTGTTCTCTAAAAGAACATAAACCGCCTTTTCGAATACATCCTATTTATATGTCTGCCGCGTCTACCTCCACTTCCGAATTTAAAATCCATTATCGCAAAAGCAAAATCATTTCCATCGACGAGTTAGCATCCAAGTATGTTCCAACAAACGAAGATGTCGAATATAAATACAATCCGTTCGCATTCTCCCAATTTCAACAATATAATCCACTGTATTCTCTGTTTTTCGAACTCAACGAAACGAACTACAACCATATTACACTAAACCATCGCTATTCGATTTTAGATGCGGAAACACTCTTTGATAACAATAAATCCCAAATAATAAACACGAATATTCATTTCAAGTATTCTCCCTTACTGGACCCCATTCATTATTTAGTGGGAAAATACGACATGTCCAATACATCCTTGTTTCTGCTTCCACAATGGAATAATACAGCGGAATGTTTTCCTAAACTCGTTCTCCCCAACAATGTTTCCTATGTCGACACGTTTTTCTGTTATTTAACCAACCAATTATTGGAAACACATCAAGTCCAACACGGATTGCGATATTACGGTTCTTATTTAGGAATTCAGAAAGTATTTAAATTTAATGCGTCGGACGATTTCGATTATATTTCGGGTTCCGATTACTTTAGCAAACATTTAGGGAAAGAATTCGATTGTAAAATACAGGACCATTCCTCTTTCGCCAACTTTGGCTCGCGCGGAAACAAACATCGCCTAAATATTGACGATGACGACGTTTCTCTATCTTCTCTCATTTCCGTTGTGGGTGGTGAAGGAACGGAAACGAATGCCACTCATACAACGGTCGATGCGGAAGGCGCACTAACTGAAATATACAATAAAGATACAACCTCCCTTATGAGTGCGTCTGAATATGAGGATGGTGTGTCGAACGAAAACCAAATACTAGACGATGACAGTTATTGTAGTAGTGAAATATCCTATACAACCATAGACGAAGAAAATGATATTCAAAATGGGGAGGAGGAGGACAACGACCCACCGAATGAACCCGAAACGGATGAAACAGATGAAATGGATGACACCGATGAACCAGATCCCGTCGTAGACATATATATCCGCAATTTCCCCGTTCAGATGATTTGTCAGGAAAAGTGCGAAGGAACGATGGACGAATTGTTGGAAAAGGGAGAAATAAACGAAACGATTGCTGCCGCATACTTAATGCAAATCATAATGATACTCCTTATTTACCAACACGCTTTCCATTTTACACACAATGACCTACATACGAATAATATTATGTACGTTTCTACCACAAGCAAATACCTGTATTATCGTTTTGGCGGGAAACACTATCGCGTTCCGACATACGGCAAAATATTCAAACTCATCGATTTTGGACGCGCGTGGTATTCTTTCCGTGGCCATACTTTATTTAGCGACTGTTTTATGGGAGACGGAGATGCCAATACACAATATAATTGCGAACCCATTTATAATGCTAAACGACCGCGAGTAGAACCCAACCCCAGTTTTGACTTGTGTCGTTTAGGCTGTTCCATTTATGACTTTATTATGGGAGAAGAAGAACCTTCTCCAGCTAAAATGGACAACTTTCAGAAAACCATTGCGCGTTGGTGTTGCGACGATGAAGGAAAAAATGTACTGTATAAGAAAAACGGGAAAGAACGGTATCCGGGGTTTAAATTATACAAAATGATTGCGCGAACGGTTCATCAACATACCCCCGAAAATCAATTAAAATACAAGTATTTTAGTCAATTCGAGTTTTCTCCCAAAAAGATGTCGGAAAAAGAAAAGACAACCATGAAAAAGGAAATGGTGGATATAGATGAAATACCGTCGTATGTATAAAAACAATATAAATGCGTTTGATTATTGTTCATATCACAAAATGGGCGTATATTACAATTCCTATTATTATCCGGATATCCACCAACCACAAACGAGGCGCAAACTAGGTTCATTGGACCCCGTGCTCGACGCCAGCGATAGAGAACGTGGGTTTGTTCGCAAAAATGAATTATTCCAGATGTTTGCCAAAAAAGTAAAGGATGTCGGTTTCGGGGAGAATTCGTTTATTATCGTTTATGTGTGGGATACGTATGGCAATAAAGAAATAGAAAAAGAGCGATTACCTGTATTGGACCAATAAACACGCGCATACATATACACATATACACATATACACACATACATGTATTCATACACAATATTATTCTGTATGAATAATTCGCTCAGAAACCAGGTGCGTCCGTAAATATCTGTGTCGCAGACGAGTTAATGGTCTTGGTTTCAGTTAGCACATTCATAAAATCCGCAATATGATAACTCATACCCAAATACATAAACGAACCCACAAACGCACTCACTAACACAAACATAACATCTCTGGCAAAATGTTTGAGTGGCCGTATTTCCGATTTGTCGTCCAGCCATTTCATTTCCGCGAATTTCAAGAAACAATACACGGCCACTACCAGAATGGTTATTGTAATTATATTTTCCATTGAAATGCTAAATATAATTTGAAACAGGATTATGTTGCCTTTTTTTGAACGGTAAACGGGAGAAAATTGGACACATTTTTATAATTGTTCAAAATCCAACTCTAAACTATCTGAACGGTCGGGTTTCACCTCCCCATCCAACGCGTCAAAATCTAATAAATCCGACGCATCTTCTGTATGTATCTTGATACGGTCATCCTCATCCTCCTCTGCTTCCATACGGCGCCGTATTGCGTTTTCCGAGCTAATACGTTCTAATCGTTCAATTGTTTTCGGCGCATGGGTTTCCGTTTGCTCATTGTTTTCTTCCAATACTTTGTCATAATCGTTAAACGACAACTTCATTTGGACAGGTTCTTCGCTAATGTTTTTAATAGTAGGAACCGTAATGGGAGGTTCTTCTTCCGGGACTTTGATTTCGGGTGCGGGCTCAGTTTCCTCATTATTCTCTGTATGACTGCCCGAACTTTCGTCCTTATTAGACGTTTCCTCGCCTTCTTGTTTCTTTTCAGATACACCCATAACTGGTTCGTCAATGTGTTCGATAGTGACCTCTTCCTCTTGTTCCACGCTTTCATCCATATAAGCACGAATAATGGCTTCGGTGGGAACACTCTCCCGAATGGTCGCTAAAATACACTCTTGGACAATGAGTTCCAGTTCTCTCCCATTTTTTTGAACCATTAAGGGAGAAATATTTCGCTCAAACAAATACACATTGGAATACACTTTACGTGCTGTATGGATATACACTTGATGTATGAAATGGTCCAATTTAGGAATATTAATGTCAATCTTCTTTTGACGATTGCCCACGCGAACACAGGTCAATACTTTGAGTTGGATGATATGAACGCAGGTAATCAAATCCTCTAAATAAGTACACCCGGACCGTTCAATAATACGTTTGCGTTCTTCTTCTACAATAACGGAATTCCATTTCGGAATGCGCGACAGTAAATTTTGGAACGTCATCAAATACTTATTGGTTTCGTCGTTGGCTGTACAAATATTCCACGCTTCCGAGAAAATAGAACGAATACCCTCTATGACTAGGGGGGTGAATATACTGATAAGACGACTACACCATTCATTACGCGAGTCGTGTAAGTTGGAAAGAACAAAATCATCCATTGTCCAGAATACAAAGGGGATTTAGGGAGAATTATTAAGAATGGTTTATATGGTTGTTCTCCCTAAATGTTTTTTATAATCCAATCCAAATCAAAATACATCCAAACCAAAATACGTCCAAATCGAAATACGTCCAAATCAAAATACGTCCAAACAAAATACACATTAAATCGGATAGGAGGGCATTTGGGAACCTTGGTTCCCAAAGGAGGAGGGTATTTGGGAACCTTGGTTCCCAAAATCTAACATATAAAACATCAGCAACTTTTCATTCCTAAATTCCGATTTGATTTTATAAAAACACATCAAGATTTCCGATTTCTGTTTCGGCGTCCATCTCCCGCTTTCTTCTACAAATTTCATTAATTCCAAACATGAAACTCCGCGGTCATACAAATCATTTGCTATATCTGCTAAACGTTCGTGCGAATATGTTTCTTTTTCCGACAACATTTGGGAGATAATATTCTTATGTTGTGTTTTCTGTTCTTCAAATCGCATGGTGGAACAAATATGATATTGATGCAAATTGGTATAGTGTCCATTCGATTTCTCCCTATATTCGGGAACATAAATCTCACAAAACCGCGACTGAATGGGATTTAGCAACTTGTTTTTGTTTTCTACCACAATGAAAAATCGAGTATTATAACTAAACAGTTCAATACACCGTCGCAGTGCGGACTGCGCGTCAATCGTCAAGTGGTTCGCATTTATAAGCAAAATCGTTTTGAAAAACAATCCGTTCTGTGTCGCCACATTCGCTTTAGCGAAAAACTTGAGTTCATCGCGAATGAATTTAATGCCTTTTCCGTGCGAACAATTCACCACCATAACGTCGGTTTTTATCTTAGACTTGTCGTTTTGATAAATCGTTTGAATAAAATCAAATACTAAAGTCAGTTTTCCGCTTCCAGACGGTCCGTGAAAAATAATGTGCGGTATTTTATTGTTGCGATGGAAAGCATCTAATCGTTGTTTGATTTCGGAATGTATTTCCAACACTTCGGGAGAATTCTCCCCTAAATCTTCTAAATGTGTTTCTGGGAAACTGTTTTCTCGAACTGTTTCTGTTTCTGTTAAAATATTCATGGGAACAAAAGAAAAAGAGTTGGTTGTATCCATATCTGTCATCAAACAATTACAAAATAAACGTGTTATTCATTTATGTTATTCACGACCTTTTACATATTTCCTTCTCCCTTTTCTCCTCTATCAATCTTCAAAAAACGCAATTGTTTCGTAGCTACATATCTTTCATAATGCATGGTTCGCCGTCGCAAATTACACGATAAACAAGCAATGACCACATTATCTGTATTATGTCCCCGCGAATTATCCAGTCGTTCCAGAGACCACTGTTTTTTATCGCGCACGTGTTCATAGAGGATTTTCACCTCTTCGCGACAATAGAAACACAGCAATTCGCTCTGTCGCAGTAATTCTACAATGCGTGGAACGGGTATGAACTGCTCTGGGTCAAATATGTTTTTAACAATATCCTGATGACGATAACCGCTCTGTTTGTCGTGTAGTTGGCGATACACATAGTCCGCACAACTTTGCAATTCTTCGGAAAATTCGTTTCCTAAAGAAGGGCCGTTTGGAATTTCATTCTCCCTAAATACTTTCCAAAAAATACAATTCAAGAGTTGTTTTTGGGAGAAGGGGTCTAAAAAAGCGGAATACGTGGTCCATTGTTCGGAACGTGTTATAACACGCGGTGTGGGTTGTTTTTCACGAATAATACGTTCTTTTTTTCCAAGAGTGAAATAGGTTTGTTTGGTTTCGATGTCAACATCTATGTTTGTATTCTCCCCGCTAAATAAATGTGGGTCCGGTTGAAATGCTTTTTTAGAGAAATCCACTAACACGCGTTTTGTATTGGACAGTTCTTCTGTTATAGGAACCGATGTTCCTAAAGTTTCTTCTCTAGACGTTTGTTTTTTATCTATAAAGGGAGAATGTTCCATTTAGTATAATCAAAACAATCAATGAGATATAAGATGATTAGCAAGGTATATTTGTGTTTGTATTTGGATGGAATACTTTTTCCTAAATGTTGATGTCTCTAAATCAGAAATAACATAAATGGGTATAAACAAATAAACAGAATATCATTAACTATCTCCCCTAAATGTCGAAATCAATCAATAACAACAACAACAACCAAACTCAAAATACAGAAACAAATACTATGACTGCCTCCTCTGAAATACATGCTAAATACAAAGGAATACTACACAATACCTCCCAATCCGCCCGTGAAAACGGAGCATTTGTTTCTTCCGCGGAACAGAACCTGGACGCTTTGGATGCTTTTTTAGAAGATGAAAAACAACACAATAAAACCAAAACGTGGAACAAATTGGACAAAACCATGCGGGCACAGAAACTCCACGCTTATGCGGAAAAGTATATTCACGAACACGGATTGCCAATTAAATCTGCTAAAGTATTGAAATCGTTTTTCAGTCGGTGTTTAGATGAACAAAAACTCCAGAAAACCAAAGAGGTTATGTATGATAAAGATAGTCGCGAAGTATTGAGTGTCGCGGGTTTAGCATTTCATCCGGAGACACACGAGTTTTTTATTCGGATAACCGATGCGAAGCATGTTTCCACCATTAAATCGTTGACACCAAAACGAAATGTGTAAACCAGAAATGAATAAACCAGAAACCAATAATCCACAAAATGATATGAAAAATACATATTATTTTGTCTATTGTATGTTATTATGTATCAACACGAATATGAAGTGTATAAAGAACCAGAACCTGAACCAGAGGCGAAATCGGAACCTGTTCTCCCTTCTCCCCCTAAAAAAGTAATTGTGTATCTGTCTAATCACGAAAAGGGAGGCTCACATACACACGTACAGCACACCTCTAATCCATTCCTTTCGCGCCAAGGTTCTTCCGTCGCCTGCGGCGGCGGGGACGCAAGTTCCGAAGACGATAATTCCGGTTCCGAATGCGGTTCCGAACGCGGTTCGGAACACGGCCTACCAATATATGAACAATGGAGCGACCGCGAGGTCGCCGAAGCGGAACGTTGGATGATGGAATTAGTGGGAGAATATTTCCAAGAACACATGTCGGCGATGTCCTCCCCCGATTTCCACACCGAAACAGTAGAACATCTCGCATTATTTGTGTATGAAGAATGGCTGGAAACCGGATTGTGTGAGGAAACCGATTACCACGATATAGTGGAATGGGTGGACCATATCATACACCTATATTACGTGGACGCGTCTATTCCTCCGCGGTCGTTTAAAACACAAGACGATATACACACATATTTGTTTTCTCCCAAATCTACCCAAACATTGAAACAACAAATCCAACAACTACGTTCTATTCCTCAACCCACACAGAAAACACCCGAATGGTATGCCAGCCGACACAATATGTTAACCGCCAGCAATTTGTGGAAAGCGTTGGGTAGCGAAACCCAGTTTAATAGTTTGGTATATGAAAAATGCACGCCGTTTAACCCTACCGATTACAAATGGCGCGGCGTGATTAGCGACCCCACCAGTACCAACCCGATGAATTGGGGGGTAAAATACGAACCACTGTCGCGTATGATATACGAAATGCGTAATCGGACGACGGTGGAAGATTTTGGGTGTATTCCCCATCCGAAATATCCCTTTATTGGTGCTTCTCCCGACGGTATAGTAGTGGACGAAAATAGTCCGCTGTATGGGAGAATGATCGAAATCAAAAACATTGTCAATCGTCCTATTACGGGCATTCCGCTGGAAGCGTATTGGATACAGATGCAACTACAAATGGAAGTATGCGATTTGGACGAATGCGATTTTATTGAAACGCGGTTTGCGGAATTTGATACCGATTTGGAATTTTATGAATATGTGGATACGAACCAGGAAACTACGGGAGGAGCCCAATACAAAGGCGTCATTTTATTTATGATACCACGATACGACGAGAAACAAATCCCCGACCCGTTGGCCACTTCCAAATACGTGTATATGCCGCTCGGTTTGCCGACCAACCGCGCGGCGGTGGAACAGTGGATAGATACCCAACGCAAAGAACAGCCCGGATATGTGGTGTATTATACGATGTATTGGAAATTGCTGGAATATTCCTGTATTACGGTGTTGCGAAATACACATTGGTTTCGCGCCGTTCTCCACAAAATAGAACATTGTTGGCAGACAATAGAACGCGAACGGGTGGAAGGGTACGCTCATCGAGCGTCGCAGCCGCGCAAGAAACCGGCTTCGGTGGAAACGGTAGGGGAGGAATTGGAACCGTCGCAATCGCAATCGCAATCGCAGACACAAGAAACGTCGCAATCGCAATCGCAATCGCAGACACAAGAAACGTCGCAGTCTCAAACACACTATATCCGCAATCTCCCGCAATCGCGTCCGATGTGTCTTATTAAATTAGAATAGGGGAGAATTTAGCAGGGGATAGGATTGTATAAAAATGAACGACGAATGAACAAAAAATATGGGTTTATAATATACATACGTATTCGTATGCCAGAAACACCTAAAATCAGAAGCGACCGGTCTTTTTGCGAAAAGTATTTGTGTGAAAATCAAATATATGATGCGTCTTCGTTTCGTAAAAATATGTTGAAACTGAAGAATGAGTTGGGGAAAGGATTTGAAGATAATCCGAAGTATAAGCAATTTACTACATGTAAGCCAAAAAATGAAGACGATTACCTGAATGAAAACAGATGTACGCGGGTTAACAAAAAACAGACATCGCATTTAAATAGTCGTACCCGAAAATCATAC